CAAAATCTTTTAATGATTTAATACGATTCTGCAAACTATTTAAGGCCGATAAGCTTGATATTGTCTGCGGAAAATAATAATCTTGTTATTAAAGAATAACATTCACATAATACAATTATATTTAATCTTGCTTCACTGCTCGTGTAAGAGCGTAAGGTTGAGTAGTTAATAAACGCAAAAATGGATTCGTTATCCAAGGAGTATTTTTATGACATTAGATACATTATCTGAAATGGCGCAAGACGTGGAAGTCGCTAACCCACAAGATGAGAATACCCAAACTTCTGAAATTGCTCAAGAAACTGTAGGAAAAGAAGTTCAAAAGGAGGAAACCCCTCAAGAGCTTAATTTTAGACAGCTTAGAGAGTCAAGGGACGAAGAGAGACAGCGCAGATTAGAATCTGATAAACGCTTAGAAGCTCAACAAGTTCTTTTAGAAAAAATTATGTTAGGCGATAAAAAGCCAGTCCAAGAAGAGGTTGAAGAGGTTGAAGAGTTCGATGAGGACGACATCCAAAACTATGGACAGACAAAAAAAACTATAAGACGTGAGGCTGAAAAGATTGCTAAGTCTTTACTTGCAGAAGAGAGAAAAAGAAATGAAACTCTCAATGCACCTAATAAACTTAAGCAAGAGTTTAATGATTTTGATAGTGTTGTTTCAAATGAAAATGTTAATTACTTAATTAAAAATGAACCGGATTTAGCCGCTATCTTAAATAATATTAAAGATCCCTATCTGCAAGGAAAAGGAGCTTATAAGTACATAAAAACACTAGGTCTTGATAAGAAGGAAAGCGTAACTAAAATGAAGCGAGATGCCTCCCTAAATGCTGATAAACCAGTATCTCCCAATGCTACTATTGGAAGAAACTCTGTTGGAGATGCTAACTCTTTTTCAAGAAAGTTAACGCCTGATCTTAAAAAGCAACTCTACAAAGAGATGATGCAAGCTAGTAATGGATAACGATAAGTCTGGTTAAACATGGAGTTTAACTATGGCAATCACTACAACAAGTGTTTTACCTGCCCCGGTGCAACAGTCTTTTTCAGAAAAGCTGTTAAGTGTACCTACCCCTCATTTTATCTATGGCCTTGGAGCTGATAGAAAAACCATGCCAGCTAATTCTGGTAATATCTTAAGAATGCAGCGTTATAATGCTCTTTCTACTGCAACAGTACCTTTAGGTAATAGTGGTATTACTCCACCAGCACAACAATTAACTGCCGTTGATATTGATGCTGAAATTAAGTTTTACGGAACTTATATTTACCTTAACGAGCAAGTTGTTCTACAAAACCAAGATAAAGTATTAAATTCAGCTACTAAGCGTTTAGGTGTTTCTTTACGCCAAACAGAAGATGAATTAATGCGTAATATGCTTATCTCAACTGCTTCTGTTATTAACTGTGTTAACGGTGCTAACGGTGACAACCCAACCGAAATAAACCGTACTGATATCGATGAAGTTATCAGAACATTGGCTAATAACGATGCTTATACTGTTTCTGATAACATTGAAGCTGACGATAAGTTTGGAACAGGTCCTGTAAGGGATTCCTACCTTGCTTTCGCAAGTACTCAATTAATTAGTGATCTTGAGAATGTTCGTGGATTCATGAGTAAATCTCAATATCCTTACCAAGATACAACACTTCGCAGTGAGTGGGGTAATGTTTCTAATCTTCGTTTCTTCACATCCTCTATTGGATCACAAGAAGGCATTTCTATGAATGGTAATGATGTTTACAACATTTCTATTTGTGGAACAGAAGCTTATGCTGCTATTGAGCAAGACGCTTATAGTACACAATTCATTTATCGTCCACCTATCTATGATGGCCCATTGGCATTAAATGCTAGTGTTGGTTATAAGATGGCTTCTGCACAGTGCATTACTAACGATGCGTGGGTCTTTAATTTAAGAACAACTTTAGCTGCATAGGGAGGTTATTATGACTGCTGAAACTGAAATACTTACAGGTAAATATACCTCTGATGGAAACTTCAAGATTCTTGAGCTTCCTGCTGATGTTCACAAATTTAAGATTTGGAACTATACTGATCAGGGTTCATCTGCTAATCCCGGCGTTGTAAAAAGAGCTACTTGGTTCTTAGGAATGCCAGTAGATTATTACATGGGTGTTAAAAACACTGATGGTGCTGCTACTGATGAATCAGTACTCGGTACTTCTGGCGGTTTCCGTTGGATTGAGTCTACACCTAACAATCTTGAGGCTGCTGTAACTGCTACTGCAATTACTGCTGCTAATCCTCCTGTTGTATCTGCTGTTGGACATGGTTACCAAGTTGGTGATACTGTTCTTCTTACTAATACAACTGGAATGTTACAAGTAAGCGGAATTGAAGCTACAGTAACTGTTCGTGATAGTGCAGACACTTTCAGCATTGGATATGTTCCTGCTGCTGGTTTTGCCGATGCTGCTACTGCTGGTTCTGTTCGTAGAGTTTCTACTCCTGCGATGTTCGGGCCTAGACGTAGATTCATTACAGCTATCACTACTGCTGCTAGTGCCGTAGTTACTTTTTCTGTAACTCACGGATACAAAGTTGGAGAGAAGATTAAGTTTAAGGTAGAGTCAGAATTCGGAATGACAGAAATCAATGATTTAGTTGGAGAAGTTACTGCTATTTCTACAGCTAATAACACTGTAACTGTTGATATTGATTCCTCTGCTTTTACAGCTTTTGCTTTTCCTGCTTCTGCTGAAGTACCTTTCACACACGCATATGCTTTGCCTGTTGGAGAAGATGCTTCTGTATTAACTGGTGCTGTTAAAAACGAAGGCTTTAGAGGCCTGCGTATCGGTGCTACAGTTGATGGAGCTTCTGGTGATGAGATGAAATGGGAAGCCGAAAGAGCTGGTTACCGTATCGTAGAGTAAATTATTACTCATAAGTAGTTTTTCCCCGATTCCAGATATATATCGGGGCGGTAAATGGGAGTAAATATCGTTAGCCAATGGAGGCTCTCCCACTAATTAAGAGGTTAATATGGCAACAGTAATATCAACAAATGCAGATAAAATAGAAAAAGCTAGAAAAGCTGATAACAAAATGGTTAAAGGTAAGTTTTTATGCCACAAGCCTAAAGGCGGAAGCATGAAGTTTTCTTATAGAAAGTATAAAGGCGACCCAATAAGAACTTATACTTTAGATGATGGAAAAGAATATGAAATACCTATAGGAGTAGCAAAGAATATTAATAACTGCGGAGAATATATACATTCTAATATTATGGATTCTCAGGGTAATCCTATGGTAGATAAAAAGGGTAAGAAAGATTACCGTTGTTCATTCCAGAATAGCGACCTCATGTAGTAATATTAGTGTCGATAGATATATTTTGATATCCACTGTTGAAAACTTTTAAAATAATTTGTCGACACATTTTTATTAAAACAATATTATAAAGATAAATGGTTATTATATGACAACATTAGAAAACATAAGAATTAAGACAAGAAGGCTAACTGCTAGTCCATCTCCTGCTCATATAACTGATGTTCAGATAGACAGTTATATAAATACTTTTTATTTAGATGATTTACCACAACACCTTAAGCTTCTTGATCTTAAAGGAGCGTATACTTTTTATTCAGAGCCTAATATTGATCTTTATGATGTAAATTTTAATCCATCATTTACTGATGATACTGTAGCTGCATATTACAGCCTAACACCACCAGTATATATATCTGGAAGTGTGGCCTCATATTCACAATCAAAAGCAGAGTTTAATAGAAGCTATCCATTTGTAAATTCAGAAGATACATTATCTGGCGATGGAACAGTTGGTCCATATGCTATTACAGTAACCAATAGCCCTGTTTTGCGTAATATGGTAACAATTTCTGCTACCGATAGCGCTGGTAACAATCTTGTTGCTTATGATGATGGTTCAGGGGCTTTATCAGGTGATGCTACAGGTGTAATTAATTATATTACCGGAGCGATAACCGCTTTAACATTTACTGGACTAATACTAGCAACTGAAACAATAACTATTCAGACTGCCCCATATGTTGCTGGCAAGCCTAATTCTGTTTTATTTAGTAATAATAAAATAAAGCTAAGACCTGTTCCGGATAAAACTTACAGAATAGATATTGATGCTATGATTTATCCGACTGTATTATTAGATGATATTGATAATCCAAATCCTCACTTTCTATGGCAGTTATTAGCGATTGGAGCTTCAAAAAAGATATTAGAAGATAGAGGCGATATTGAATCAGTTTCTTCTTTAATGCCTTTATTTAATGAACAAATGACTTTATGTCAAAGACGCACAATACAACAGCAAACAAATAGCAGAACAGCAACAATATATAGTAATTCTAATCAAACATTCGGAGGACACTATGGCTTACTTAGATAATATTCCAAAACCAGAAGATATTCAGGCTACTAGTCAAGGTCAGATAAAAGAGAACTTTGGACAGCTTGAAACACAGTATAGTGTTGACCATGATTCATTATTAGCTGCTGGAGCTTCTGGAAAGCACCTTAAAATTACTATGCCTGAAGTTATTTCTGATCCTGCTACTTCTATTGATGAAGGAGCCTTATATACAAAAGACAGTGGAACACAGCCAGAACTATTTTATAGAGAAGAATCAAGCGGAGATTCGGTGCAACTTACTGAAAGAGGCTATGCTATATCATTTATAAAAGCTTTTGTATCTTTTAGCGGTGCTGGTGTTATTGCTGGAACTGCTCTAAATGTTACAAGCGTTATAAGAACAGGTGCAGGAAGATATACAATAAACTTTACAACTGATCTTGATGATGCTGACTATTTAGTAATTGGTAATTGTAATTCAACAGATATACGACTTTGGACTGTTCAAAACTACGCAAAGTCTAATAATTCTTGCTCTGTTATAACTTGTAATAGTGGTAATCCTCAAGATATATCAACAGATCTTATTATAATAAGGGTAGCCTAATGGCTTATTTAGACGACATACCAGATTCAAACGACATACAGCCAATAAGTCAGTCGCAGATAAAAACTAACTTTAAAGAGCTTGAGCGACAATTTAGCGTTGACCATGACTCTTTATTAGAAGATAAAGCTTCTGGTAAACATCTTAAGGTTACCTTGCCTGAAGTAACTTCAGATCCTGCTACGGCTGCTAATGAAGGATGCGTATATACAAAAGACAGTGGAACACAGCCAGAACTATTTTATAGAGAAGAATCAAGTGGTGATGTGGTACAGCTTACCGAAAACGGTAGAAGGCCCTCATATATAAAAGCTTTTGTATCTTTTGATAATACAGGAGTTATTATTGGAGAGGCCTACAATGTTACTAGTGTTACAGGCTCTCTAGTGTATACTATAAACTTTACCAATGCGTTAGCCGATACTAATTATTTAGTAGTTGGCAATCCTAATTCTTCCGTTGTCAAGCCTTGGATTGTTCAAACATCCGCTAAAACAGTAAACTCTTGTACTGTTATATGCCATAATCTCATATTAACTGGTGATCTAACCGCAGTAGATATTGCAATAATAAGGATACTATAATGGCTTATCAACCTTTCTATATAGAAGCATTTAAAACTGGACTAGAAAAAGACAAGGCCTCTTTTCAGCTTCTTCCGGATGCTTTCTCTGAATTACAAGATGCTTTTATATATAGAGATCGTCTTTCTAGAAAAAAAGGCCATGCTAAAGTATGTAGATTGACTAGAGTTTTATCAACAGAAGCTTTAGGGAATACTACTGGAACACCTCATACTGGAAATATAAAGACAATATTATCACTAGAAACTGATTCTGAATTATCGCAAACCTCTATATCTATTACTGTGGCCGCTCCTAATACAGAAACTTTTACTGAACCTGCTGTTCCCGATGGAACTTTAGTTGGTGACGGAGGAGGGCTGGGTACTATAAATTATATTACTGGAGATTTTTCAATCACTAGTGGTGCAGGGTGGGCGGGCGCTCAAGCCGTTACTATAGATTTTGACTATTATCCTGCTTTGCCTTGTATGGGACTTTATTCAAGAGAACTTGTGGCTGCGAATTCCGAACAATCAGTGGCTTTCGATACAAAATATATATATTTCTATAGTAATACAAGTAATAGATTTGAAGAAAACGGTTCTGGTATAACCTGGCAAGGGTCAGATAGTGATTTCTTTTTTGCTAATAGCTATTATAGTGGTACTGCCTTAGGTGACGTTTTTATTGTTACTAACTTTAATAAAAGTGATACTCCTGACCCAATACGATATTATGACACCGCAACCTCTACATGGACCACCTTTGCTCCATCTGTAGATGGAATTGGCAATGAATTACACCAAGCGCTAACTATTTTACCATATAAAGGCCGGTTATTGGCCTTAAATATATGGGAAGGTGCTACTTTAGTTACTTCTTCTCAAGAAAGAAGGCGTGTTAGATGGTCACAAAATGGAGATGCCTTTGCGGCCGATGCTTGGAGATCAGATATAGCCGGTAAAGGTGGATATTTAGATGCTCCAACCTCTGAAAAGATAATATCTGCTGAATTTATTAAAGATACCCTGATAGTAGGCTTTGAAAAGTCAGTATATAAACTTAGATATACTGGAAATGAAATACTTCCATTCTTATGGGAAAAGATTAGCAATGAATACGGTATAGAATCTACTTATTCCGTTACGAATTATGATATGGCACAACTTGCTATTGGAGAGAAGGGCATAATAGCTTGTGATCCTTCAGAAGTAGTCCGTATAGATAAACAAATACCTGATGAAGTATTTAACATACATAATGAAAATGAAGGTTTAAAAAGAGTCCATGCAATAAGAGATTATGATAAAAACCTTATTTACTGGACTATACCAACATCAAGAAAGAATAGAACCTATCCAGACAAAGTACTTGTCTTTAGTTATGAAAACATGGCTTGGTCTTATTTTAAAGATAGCTATACTTGCTTAGGCGTCCTACAAGAAGGAAGCGATGAAACTTGGGCTGGTCTTACCGATGTAACATGGGAAATGGCAGAGTACGCCTGGAATAGGCCCTCACACCAATCATTGTATCCTTCAATCATTGCAGGCAATCAAAATGGTTACATATTAAAGATACAGCAATATTCAGCCAACGAACCTTCTTTTGCAATAACAGATATTACAGCTGGAACACCAGTACAATTAACTATTCCTGATCATAATTTATCTACTAATGACTACATATCCGTATCTACTATATTAGGTACAGCAAGCTCATTAAACGATACAGCTTATAAAGTTAATTTCGTAGATGAAGATACGATATCATTATCAGATCATAATGGGATTCCTATAACTCTAGCTTTAGGAAGTACATATATTGGTGGCGGCGAGATAAGTTGGTTACATGATTTTGTTGCTACAAGTAAGAAGTATAACTTTCTAAAAGAGGGAAAATCTACCGAATTAGGATATATAGACTTTTTAGTAAATAAAACAGAAGATGGAATGTTTACTGTAGATATATATGCTGATCATGACAATAGCTATCCAATAAACATTAATGATACTTTCTTTAATAATGTTGTGCATACAAGCCAATATTCTTCTGATATCGGATCACAAGATAAATTAATACATAGGTTATATTCTAGATCAAATCTACAGTTTTTACAGTTTAAATTAAGCCTTACAGGAAGCCAAAAAGTAGAGTCTGCAGTACATGATTCAGATATAAGTATATTTTCTATGATAATATGGACAGCTCCTAGTGGGAGATTGGCATGACATTTTTACCAGCAAATTCTATTACATCGTATGTTCCTCCGGATATTAATCTTCCAGAAGATCCCAAGAAGATGAGAGATGAGTTAAATGATACTTTAACAAGAATAATTGACGCTCTAAACGATAAAGATATAGCGCATTATAATACTGTTGAAGTTGTAAATGGACAAAAGTTTTTTATAGATGGATATACACAAAAGTTTAGAAACGTGTATAGAAAAGTAATAAATTTTGGAGCGTTACCTAATACTGCCTCTAAAACTATTGCACATGGGATTACTACTAATGCTAATACGACCTTTACAAGAATTTATGGTACTGCTACAGATCCTAGTGCTGCTACTATTACTAAAGCTATTCCGATTCCGTATATAGATCCATCTGCATTAGCTAATGGAATAGAATTATATATAGACGCTACTAATGTTGTTATCACTACTGCTGCTGATTATTCTGATTATTCAACAGCTTATATTATTTTAGAATGGTTGCAATTCTGATCTATTAGTGATATACATAAAATAAATATTTTAAAGACAAAGGAGTAATATATGGCATCTTTACGCAACTTTCTGTTCGGCAAAAAAGAAAAGATGATGAAACAAGAATTGTTTTCGCCTGAGCAAGAGCAATTCTTAAATATGATTTTGAAGGGAACACAACCAGGTATGAGTAGTGGAATAGACTACCTTACTCAAATGCTATCTGGTAGTAAAGAATCTACAGAGGACTTTGAAGCTCCATATATGCGACAATTTGAAGAGCAGACAATACCGGGCATAGCTGAAAGATTTGCAGGTGTAGATGCTCAAAGCTCTAGTGCTTTCGGTCAATCATTAGGACAAGCGGGTGCTGGATTGCAAGAGAATCTTGCTGCTCTTAGAGAGGGTCTTAGAGGACAAGCCTTAAGCCAGTTACAAGGAATTAGCGGTATGGGTTTAGGTCAAAGATTTGAGAATATGTTCAGACCAGGAACAACAGGAGTTATTGGTGGAATGGCACAAGGCGCTGCACAAGGTGCTAAAATGGCTTTAATGGCATAAGGAGAATACAATGGTTCAGATATTACAACAGCGTGATATTGGCGAAGATATTGGGAAAGGTATAGGCACAGCTCTATCTACTCTTGGAGAGAAGCTTGCGCAACATAGATCAGATAAAAAAGAGTCTGATGCTCTAGAAAAACTGAGATCCGGATGGACTGATGAAACGACTCCAGAAGACAAAGCTTTTGATATAATGCAAGATTCTAATATTAGCGCTGAAACTAAAAAATCTATTCCTAAGCTGTTTTCTGATATGGCTAAGAAAAAGCAACAGGAATGGTCTCCAGAAAAACAAAAGGAATTATCATCTGCTTTTCAGGGTGTAGGTGTTGACGAAGAGAAGGCTAATAATTATGCTAATTTATACGGCCAACTAACTACTGGTGGGCAGACAGAAGCAGGAAAGATACTTCTTGATAATGTATTAAGAGACGGAAATCTTGGCGAAAAGCAACAGGCTAAAGAACCACAGAAACCAACCAAGCTTTTAGGCGAAGAAGTACAATATGAATATCCAGATCTTGATGTAATAGAAGGCTTAACTCCAAAAGAAAAAGCTTCATATAGAAAAGATTTGGCAAAATCAAATACTATAGATTATCAAGCGTCCAAAAAAACATTAAAATCTCTAAAGACAGACGGAGAAGCCGTTGAACAACTTGGTAGACTTAGTGCTAGTGGTAAATTACCTGAAAATATTGGAAGAGTAAATCTTGATAAGAACGGTTATTTAAAAGTTCCATTTCTTGCAAATGAGCAGTCTCAATTATATGTTAAGACTATTAATGGATTTATTAAAAATGCCAGGGAATCGTTTGGTGCCAAAGTTACAAATTTCGAGTTAGATGCCTTTATGCAACAACTTCCTACTTTATCTTTAAGTCCAGAAGGAAGAACACTTGTATTGGCACAGATGGACAATATAAATAAAAGAGCGCAATTAAAACTTCAAGCTGAAAAAGCTGTTTATGATAAGTACGGATTATCAAATGTAGATATTCAGCAATTAGATAGTATATCAGACGATATGATCTCTGAAAAAAATACACAGCTAGAACAAGAATTTTCTGATATTGTAAATAAATCAGATGAGCTAATTGAAAAGGCTAATAATAAACAAGGTGTAGGTTTTGACAAAAATAATTCTCCTGCAAATACAGAAAAAACTATAGTCAGCAAACTTCCCTCGCCTTCAACATATAAAGGTTATGCTACTGATGATAAGACTGGTAAAAGATATTATAGTGATGGAGTTAATTGGAGTGAGGCAAAATAATGGCATTTATTCTTGAAGATTTAGAGCAAGAAGACGATATTCAGCAACAACCTGTTCAGCAAGAACCTGTTCAGGAAGGTTTTACATTGGAAGGAGATCTTAATCAAGAACCTGTAGAAGAACCTGCTGAAGAACCTGTTGAAGAAAAAGAGCTAAACAGATTCTCTAAATATTTAAGAAAGTCATATCAAGAAGAAACTGGTATATTCAAGAAAGAAAAAGGACCTTTGGATTACATAAAAAAGCCTAAAGAAAAGTCGGAAGATGGAAAAAGATCTTGGTTTTCTGATGTAGCTCTTCAAATGTCAAAAGGAGCTTTGAAAGCCTTAACATACCCAACTGACTTATTTAAAGCAGCCGCTAGCGGAATGGCTCTCGATATATTAAAAGAAGAAAAATCTAATGCCATACAAGAAGGTAGAGATTTTGATATTGATTCCGCCTGGGAAGCAGCACAGGAAGGCTTAGACAAGATTCCTACTCAAGATTTTTTAGAAGGTTATTTAGAAGATGTATTAGAAGAGGACTTCGGGCCACAAAGTGAGTCTGCTAAATATCTTGGCAAGGCCTCTCAAATAGCTTCGTTTACTCCGGGGCAAACTATTGGGAAGACATTAGCCGGTGCTGCTACTGGCACTGCCGTAAATATTGCTTCCGATAAGCTAGGCCTTCCAGAACCTGTTGGAGAGATTGCTGGAATGGTAACATCGGCAGGCACTCAACTTATAAAAAACCCTGTTAAATTAAGACCAAAAACAGCGAGAACAAAAACACCTAAAGCTCTAACAAAAAAACTTATTGATAAAGAAATAGGGGTTACTTCACGCCAAGCTCAAGAGGAATCCTTACAAGCGTTACAGTCATTTGATGAAGGAGTCGTTAAAGATACTAAGATACGCCCAGAAAAGCCCGTTAAAGCATCTAAAAAGTTATCAGATGTAGAAGCTAAAGCATTTACAAAAGAAAAAGAACTAACAAAAGCAGAGAAGCTTGCAGAGTCTATTTCTAAGAAAGAAGAGGCTATTGCAGACGCTGCAAGGAAAGAAAAACTTAATGTCCTTAAAGAACATAAAGATAAGATATCTAACCTAAGCCCTGAAGCAGAAGTTGTGCATAATAATGTATCTGATTCTGTTTCTAAAGAATCTTTTAAGAGTAATACTGAGGCAGGTAAGAGCATACAAAAGGCTGTAAAAGAAGCTAAAGATGTAGAGCATAAACAGATAAATAAATTATATAAAATTGCAGAGAAGGACACTAGTAAACACGCAGGAAAAGCCGATAATTTAGTTACATATATTGAAAAGAAAGTAGATCAGCTGGATCAAACATTACATAAATCTCCTGGCGAAAAGAAGGCATTAAATACTTACAACGATATATTATTTAATCTAAGAGATAAGGGAGGAAGCGCAAGAAATGTTAAGGTATCTGAACTGATAAAAACTTCTGATAGTGTGGCCTCTGAAATAAATTATATAAATTATGAACCAGATGCGAAAGATATCTTAAAAGGTTTACCAACTAAAATAAATGAAGAAGCTAGACGTATTGTTGTATCAAGAGGCGGAAGCACTAAAAGTATTGATATTGCAGATAAAGCATATGGTGAATGGAGTAATAAATATATTAATAAAGATATGAAGCCATATCTTCAAATAAGAGAAGTTAATCCAGAAGAACTCTTTGCCGGTATACATAAAGAAGAAATCTATAGATCTATACAACAAGCTCTTCCAGAGGGAAAAGTAAAGGAAGAATTATTGACTAAGTCAGCTAAAGAAATTATTCCTAACAGACTTAATCCTTTTATAAAAGACATTGAAAAAGTAGGTGAAAAAGCTTATGAAAGAGAAATAGAGAACTTAAAGGGATTTCTTCCAGAAGAATTAGTGAACAAAGCTGATACTGCCATGAAAGCAGAGAAACTTGGCTATAACAAACTAAAAAATGCTGAAGCTTTTAGAAAAAATGAAGTTAAACTCTTAAAATCAAATGAAGTTACGGAAAAAGCTACAAAAAAAGCTATAGAACTTGAAAAAGAACAGGCTAAATTAGCTAAAGAAGAGTTGAGGGCCAAGAAAAGCAAAGAAGGCGAAAAACCTCGTAGTATAATTAGACGGTCACAGGAAAACGCTAAGACAAAAGCTCCTAAAGAAACTCAATATACTAAAAAGTTAAAGTCTATTGCCAAATGGTCTAAGGAAACACCTGAAACATTAGCTAAAAAGATGGATTCAGTATCTGGTATTAATGAAATAGAGGCCTCTTTATTAAAGAAAAAAGGTGGAGATAAAATCTACAATTCTCTAAAAAAGTCCAAGATAAGAGATATTGTTCAACCTAAAATAGGTGAAAAGCTTACAGGCGAAAGCGTTAGTAAGACATTGACTAATAGAAAAAACTATGATCTTTTAGAAAAGCTAATTGGTAAAGAAGAGCTGGATTCTATTATTGAAGTTGCTAACATCATAGGAAAGAAAGAAATTAGAAGAAATTCAGTTATTAAATTTAGCAAGCATGCTTTGGTTGGTGTCGGAGGATACACTGCCGTAAATAAATTATACAGATATTTATTCGGTGGAAGTACTAGAAATAATTATCAAAATCGCACGAAATACTCCATCCATAATCTTTGATTTGAGTGGAGATGAATAGTGCTTTTTAGCTTGCATTAATTATATAACGCCTGTTACAATAATGCCATGAAAAAAGTTAATAAGTCATATAGATTTAGATTCTACCCAACAAAAGAGCAAGAAGAACAGCTATCTCAAGCGTTCGGCTGTTCTCGTTTTGTATATAATAGGTTTCTTAAAGTCAAAACAGAT